GGACAAAAAGCCAATTCGCTAGCGCCGTAAGGCAAAATAATATCTTCTGCAGGGACAAATATAGATACTTGGCGTCCAATGCTTGGGTCGTAGTAGACTTTCTTAAATGCAGAGCCGGCTGAGGGTAAATTCCATAACATGCGCTCATGCTCATTTCTAAATTCAGGCATTTTTTCTGTGAGCTGGTAGTTCATATCTTGCTCAACACGTTGCGCCGCTTCTTGTTTTTGGCGAGTTTCTTTACCAACAATTTGTGTTTTTACGGGTCCTTTAGCTGGAAAAGTCTCCATAATTGCTTCAGATTGAAACCGAACTACTGCTTCTGTAATCATCGGATGAAATACGCCACATGCGCCATCCCAAGGTTCAGTTCTTTCTTCAAACTTCAAACCTAGCAAAGTAATACCATCTTTGTACATCTGTTCCCAATCTCTACGAGAACTTAAATCATTATCAATGTCTCCTGCTAAATCTGAAGCTATAGATTGAATTACATCCTCATCTAGTACTTCCGCAAGGTTTTGATTAAATTCTTCGCTGTTCTCATCTTCAGGCGTAATTTCAATCTCCATACCGTCGACACCAATACGTACAGCTTCAGGGTCATCAATCTCAATTTCAATATCGGGCTCATTATCCATTCCTACTGCAGCAGCAAGTCCTTGAGGTGCTGGGTTTAAAGTTTTTTCAATCGACATATTTATTCCTATTTAAAAGCGGGGCCTAATGCCCAAGTAACTGCTGAATATCTAACACCATCAACCACTGGCGCAATTCTGTGTTTAATAAACGAGGGAAACACAACAATATCACCTTTATTTAATAACAGGTTATTTTCTGCAACATTTTCTAATTGTAATTCACCACCCTTATATTCTAAAGGGTCATTTAACTGAATGCTAATACTTAATTTACGTTGCAAGTTATTTTGGTCCGGATAAAACACATCGTAATGCCAATCATAATGCCCATCTTTTTCATATCTAGCTAACTGCATTTGCTCAATAAAAGCAACAGAAAAGTCCCATTTAGCCAACCCATTAGCGTAGTTTAAATACGTTTGGGCTACACAAGCTATGGGAGTTTCTAGCGGTACCCACACTATATCAGTTTTTCGCATCTCGCCTTTAACAGAGGGGGGTTTAGCTGGATCCATCCCCTCTCCAACATTAGCAACAATAGCTCTATCCCAGTTAGTCTCTTTAATAACTAAATCACAAAACTCAGGACTTAAGGCTTTATCAAAGCGCCAGTATAAATTTTTAAACATTAATAATATGCCGTTTTCCGTCTGTATTTAAATAACAAGTCGTCTTTTTCATCTGACTCCAAATTAATAAAACCCCCCTGCCGATACCGCAATAGCGCTTGGGTTGTCGTATCCACAAAGTCATCGTGCTCACCAACTGGGAACGCCGCAATCTCTTCAATTACTTCTCTAGCCCACCTTCTGTCTGGCGCCCATACTTTACCCGACGCGAACAAATCAGACACGGCGTTTAGCCTAGCTACTTTATCGTTTCCACGGCTGGGGGTAAACTCTTGTATGGGTAACCCCATTCTTCTAAGCTCTTGTATTAGCGGGCTTCCGGCGGCTTTTTTCTCAATTATGCAGGCATCTGGTTCCCACTCTTTGTAGTGCTTTAGCGCCGTCGCTTTTAATTCCGGAAACGTTAACCGATCTTTAAACGCATCTAGCAAGATTATGTTCGGGCTCATCTCATCGTTCTCGTTATACCAAACACCCCAAGTAGTACACGCGCTGTAGTCGCTGGTAGTTTTTATCTCATGCGCCGTATCCCAAGACTGAATTATGTACTCTACTTTCGGTGGGTCATCTGCTTCCCATATCCGCCAGTCCGTTCTTTTTATCAACGCAGACATATCACTAGTGGGCTGCTGCATGTACTGGGCGTTCCAATACCTCGGATCCATCTGTAGTTTTTTAGCCTCTAACTGCTCCAGAGGCCACTGCTCGGGCCAAAGACTTTTACCGCTAGGCAGAATGGCAGGCAGTTCTACAACCTCCCACGGCTCGGCATCTGGGTTCTGTATAGTGAAGTTCACCAGCCGCCCAGTTAAGTCCACCAAACTCCAGCGCGTCATAATAACTATGATCGCACCACCCGGCATTAGACGCTGTAGAGGACCCGTCTGGAACCAAGACCACGCATTATCGAACGTCGCCCGACTGTTAGCCTTTATATCCTGCTCAGAGTGGGGGTCATCAATAACAAACAAGTCAGCACCTCGTCCGGCGAGCGCACCACCCACACCAACAGCGTAGTACTGACCACCAGCCCCAGTAGACCATTTGCCAGCCGCTTTTTGGTCATCAGCGATAACTGCATCTGGAAAAACTTCTTTATATTCATCGGATTCAATTAAGTTCCTTACTCTGCGACCAAAGTCTTCTGACAATCCGGCAGTATGTGTAGCCATAATTATCTTCTTAGACGGGTCTTGTCCTAAGTAAAAAGCAGGAAACAAGTAAGAACTGAATTCAGACTTACCCATACGCGGGGCTATATTGATAATCACGCGCTTTTTCTTGCCGCTTATAACATCTTCAAAAATTTTTGCTAGTTTTTTGTGATGTGGACCCACTTTAAACCCCGGATAGATGCGTTTTGCGAATTCTATGGGGTCTTTTTGGGCTTTTTTGAGGTTAAACCTGTCCTCTTTCTCTTCAAGATCGTCCAAAAACGCGACCTTCTCTGCCAAAGTCATGTCCTTTAACGCTAATTGCGCTGCTAATGCTTCTTGTGGGGACAAAACTCCTAGGCTCATTCGTTATCTTCTTGTTTTATATCTATTTCTTCGACGTCTACTACGTCAACAGCGCCCATGTAGCGACTAATTTTTGCTTTAATGCGTTTTTCTAATTCTTCGTCGCTCACTTCCTCGCTTTTCACTTGCACTCGATCTGTGAAGAGGGCGACCTCGGTAACTTTACCTAACAGTTCTAGGGCTTTTAAACGTATGCGGGCATCAGGGTGGTCGGTTTCTTTTACTATTTTGGCAACTGACATCGACCTTATCTCTTCTGCTTGCTCTACAAACTGCCATTGATAGGCGGTAATCATTCCTACCGCACTTTTTATTTCTTCAGGGATGTCTAGTTCTAATAATCGCTTTTTTGCGCTTGGGTCATTTGCTACTAACGCGTTAAACGCCGCAACCGTCTTTTCTTGTTTTGCCTGATCTAGGATTTCGTCATCTTCGCTAGTCAGCTCTTTAAGCCAATTCGATGTTTTGTTTTGCGCAGATAGAGTTTGCGCTGGGGATAGGTCTTCTAACGGAATAAATTCGTCTGGGTTGACAACTTCCGGTTTTAAATCTACTAGATGATCTAACAACATTGTGCGTCTGATTCCTTTGGTTGCGTGGGAAAACACGGGTACTGCTGACACGAGTACACTAAGTGTACTCGCTTTTTTATATTTGTGTATACTACTTATGCGTATCTTTTCCTTTCGTTTTAGGTACGTGAAGTGATTCTCCTCGTTTACCCCCGCTTCGGCGGGGGGTTTTTTGGGGTCGTTAAGCCATCATTGGAGGATGTAGTAAGCTAAGGTTTTTATGGCTTTCCACTTAGCGCGCAGCAACTACCAAATCCAGACCCCCTTCTTTTTGTGTCTATAGTTTGACATAGCTCATGTAGTTTTTTATTAAAATTTCATGCACTTTTGACACGCGCCTACTTAATTTTTTTACAAAATTTGACATTTTTTTGTTTTGCGCCTACGGAACAGTGTTTCGCTGGGCTCGCTTGGTCGGCTCGATATCGGCTTGGTGGGTAGTGGGTGGGGTTCGGCTGACGGCATAATCAGACTGTTTGGCTACTCGTTGTGGTATAATGATTGTATCGATTGAGTGATCAGTCGCTGTGATGCCTAGCCACTTCGCTAGGCTTTTTTATTTGGAGGTTGTATGCAATTAGTTCTATCAAACCTAATCAATGCTGTTAAGAATTGCCTAGCAGATGAGATTAAACTTAAAGACGCCTTGCTCAAGGCTAAGCCTGTGATTGATGCCATGAAGCCCACAGATAGGACTGTGTGGTTTCACACAAACATAGCACCACTTGTTGCAAAGGCTTACAGGGCTGAGTTAGTTCTCACACGCAACGGCACTACATCATTCAACAATAAAGACGGCACACGCCACGACACAGCCCTAAGCAAGTTTCGCTATGTGTCGCAATTAAGTCTTAAGAAGAAGTCTGCAACAAGTAGCACAACGAGCAATCAGGTAGATACGATTGATCGAGCAAGACGCAAGGCAGAGAAGTTTGCCGAGGCACACAAGGTTGTTGAAATTCGCAACGAGATCAAGGCAACCGAGGCTTATCTCAAATCTTTAAAGGCTTATGTGTGAGTTCACACAAACAAGTTTGACAGAATATACAGGGTAAGGCGAGAGTGTCAGGCTTTACTGCAGTTGCGTATTCTGTCAAACATTTTTATTAACCACGAAAGGAGTATCACCATGTCATCAATAAAACACTTAGCAACACCTTTGTACGAACACGATTGCCCCGATTGCACATTCTTGGGTACTGTGTTTGTGCCTGTCCAAAAGTTTGAGCCTGCCGATATGTACAAGTGCAAGCATCGGTATGTTCTGCGATTCAGTAGCGAGCCATCTGACAATAGGTCTGGCACATACGAAAGCCTAGGCTTTTGGTTTAGAACAGAGAAGGAGTTGTCATGTTAGAAAAGAAACAAAAGTTTTATCAGTATGTGCGTAGTTTCTACGGGCAAGGCGAGATATACGATTTAGGTGTATCGGACTTTGTTATCAAAAGGGCGTGTGATGTTGTAAGGCATAGCCCAAACTTTGAAGGCTTTACTGCCGACAGAGAGAAGGTTCGCTTCATCATTGAATACAACCAATCAAACTAAGGAGTATCACCATGTTATCTAAATCTCAATGTGCATTACTCAAGTCAGTAAAGACTGTGCAACAACCCACACAGAAACCCAAAGTAGTGGCAACACCCAAGCCCATATCAATGGGCGAGGCTTTCAAGCAGTTCACTCTCAACGAGTATCAACGCAACAAGTTCAACTAACCTAACGAAAGAGAACCATGAAAACAAATACTTATATCCGTAAGATTAAACATAACCCATCTGTTACTTTAGGTGGTGGTGCAATCATAGAGAACAAACACACAGGCGAGGTATGTGATGTGTTCAAGAGTGGCGTGAGTGCTAGTAAGTTTTGGATTAAGGCATACAAGCGTAACCCTGATTTGCGTGTCATACCAAAGGCATCACTCTTTGACTACCTAAGTGAGAAGAAAGTATTGCGTGGTGTATGGAGTGTGTGAATTCACACAATTCTGTGCAACAAGTTGCTGAGAGGCATGGTTTTGAGGTGGTTGACAATAGTCTACTTTTTTACCCCTAGTGGACACATAGTTACCACCCTCAAGCCCATGCACTTATTGACTGCGTCAAGTTTGCGACTACCTATATATATAAATATAGATTATTATCATTTAATAATAGTAGTGTTACTTACTGGACATTTTCTTTTTATTATCTTTTTTCCTTTAATAATTCTCTATTTCTCGTATACAGGTAGTCGCAACCCCTACAAAGCGTGATACTATGTGGCTTACGAGGTGTCCACTTCGTGTCCACTAGGGTTAAAAAGGTAGACTATTTTTAAAAACCGTGCCACAAATGTGTGGATTCACACAAACAACCAAGCGAAGTCACAAATGCCAAACATAAAACAAATACCAACTAAGCGAAGTCACAAATGCCAAACATAAAACAACCAACACTTATCTGCACCATGTGTAACTTAACTAAACCAAGAGAAGACTTCATGCGTAGGCTAACACTACGACAGACACAAGCACTACTACGCAGACCCGATATACGCACAAGAACTTCGGTCATCAGTAGTAGATGCAAAGCGTGTTGGGAACAAACCAAAAGCACAAAGCCTCTCACTAAGAAACAGATACGAAACAAAATGAATAGTGGGGACTTGCATAGGGTAAAGGGCGAGATGATGCTAAAGAAGTTGGAAGACAAACTACCTGAGATGCGTAGTCAGGTAATGAAACAATATTGGAATGACAAGAAAGCCAAACCAATTAAAGAACTATCGAGTAACTTACAGCAACAAGTTGACAAATACAAGAGCCGATACTATTCCTTACGCAATATCAATCCACAACACGCCGACCTACCACAATATAAGGCGAACTATGAACAGGCTAGGCTCTTAAAGAAGAAGTTAATCGCAGATGCTAAACAAAGCACAAAGACCATAACTAAGACACAAATAAACCTAGCGTCACTACTACAACCGAGAAAGGGGAATGATGATGTATGAACGAAACGAAATGATGAAGGAGGATGATGATGTATGAACGAAACGAAATGATGTGGGCGAAGGCTCTGATATTCCTAGCATTAGTTATGTTGGTGGCACAGATTATCAGATACATAGTAACTAAACTAATTGTGTGAATTCACACAGAAAGGCAAACGACATTCAACAACGAGTAGCACAATCAGTAGCACAACCATAAATCATATTTACATAAACAAACGAAGGAGTATGTATGACTTACTTATTAGATAGTTTTAGGCAATCGGTAGCCACGCTTGAACGGCGTAGTGGTGCGTATACTCAAGCAGAAAGACGCACTTATTTACAAGATACTGTGCGTAGGGCAATTGGCATGAACATGGTTACATCTCATAGGGTAGACGGGTATAGGTATTCTCATATCGGTCGCCTTCTTACCTATGAACAACGGATGCAAAGTCGTCAAGCCCGTAAACAGTTCGCTAAAGAGTTCGCCGTTGCTGTGCGTGAGAGTGATGCTGACTTAGCAGGTAGACTTCTCAACCATACCCCCACGATTAGAGATGGAGGGACTGACTGGTGTGAAATATTAGATAATGTGTTTTCTGGTATTAGTATTGGTTGGCATAAGTGTGAGAATTGCAATCACATAGATGACGAAAACAATGGGCGTTGGGCATACGATGGCGATCATTGGGCGTGTCAGTCGTGCATTGATGATGAATACTATTACTCTGACAGGGCAGATACTTATGTGCGTTGTGATGACTCGGACTATGACGATGACGGGTATGACGAGGACGAAGAAGAAAGCACAGTAATCATGGGTAGGCACTCAGGCAAACGCATACTCAAGCACATTCCCTCATCATTCGATAGACGCAAGCCCGAAGTATTTCTAGGTATGGAACTAGAGATGGAGTGTAATGACTCTAGCGAGCCTGACGACAAAGCCGAGGAGTTGTATAGCAATATCAAGCACTATGCAGACGCAGACAACAACTACCATCAATACATACACATAGAAGAAGATGGCTCACTCAACAACGGCTTTGAGATGATCACAGGCTGGACAGGGCTTGATGTTCATGCACAGATGTTGAAGTTCTTTAAGAAACCATGGAGGGGTATGCGTAGCCATGACACTAGGACTTGTGGACTTCATGTTCATGTGAGTAAGGCAAACATGACTTTGTTTCATGCCTGTAAGTTAGTGTTCTTTATCCATGACTCAGGCAATCAGAAGTTAATCAGGGATATAGCACGCAGAAGTAACGCAGGCTACGCTAAGATATGCAACAAGAAGGCATCATACGATTGGATCAAAGAGGCTAAGGGTGCTAATGAACTTAAGAAACAACTCATGCGATTAAATGACGATAGGTCAGAGGCACTTAACTTTCAGAATCCTGAGACTGTTGAGTTTAGACTATTCAAAGGCACGCTACGCTACGAAACACAGATGGCTTGCTTAGAGTTTGCGTATGCGTCATGGTTCTTTGCTCGTGATACAGGCGTAGGTGAGTTGACTTCGGCTAAGTTCATCGAGTATATATGTCAGCCTAACCAACGCAAGGATACTAAGTTCTTACGGCAATACCTCAAAGAGAAGGGTTACTCAATACCTAAACTTGCCCTCGTCAAACCTAACCCACGCAATGATGATGGCGACACACAACCAATAGAGAAAGTAGCCTAACAGCCACAACCATAACAATCAATCAATCAATCAATCAAGAAAGGAAATACTATGTGTTTATTAGTTACACAAGACGCATCCACACCACAAATTACCTCCGTTTGGCTTAACGATTTCTATACCTACAACGCTGATGGTATTGGTGTTATGTATGCACAAGATGGCGATCTCATCATTGAGAAGTTATTACCCAAGAATGTAGATGACTTGATCACCTTTTATAACAAGCACATTCAGGGTAAGAAGTGTGCGTTCCACCTACGCATGAAGACGCATGGCGACATTGACTTACTTAACTGCCACCCATACGAGATATTAAATATGGCTGATCATGGTATAGATATGTGGCTTATGCACAATGGCGTGTTACATACTGACAACAAGGGTGATGTTACTAAGTCAGATACATGGCACTACATAGAATACTTCTTACGCCCTATGCTCGCTAACAACCCTGACTATGCGTTTACTGATTCGTTCGAGTTCTTAATCGGTGATCATATCGGTGCTAGTAATAAGTTTGTCATCATGGACAACCTAGGCAGAACTTCGGTCATCAATCAAGAGTCAGGGGTGTATTGGGGTGGGCGTTGGTTATCCAATACTTATGCGTGGTCAGCACCACTTACTGTTAGCAAAGCACCATATGATGATGCAGAGTTAGCCATGCTTGAGATAGCAAAACCACCAGTTGTTAAGAAATCATACAAAGAAAGTGAGTGGTGGACTAAGGGTAGTAACTTGTATGATGGTGAAGATTATTACAATGGGTATAACTATGACTATGCGACTGGCAAATACAAAACACATTCAGCCATAGATCACAACTCGTTTGACGAAGAGTATGACATTGATGATGAGTTAACCGAGTTAGAGTTAGCAGGCTTTAGGCGTGCAGGTAAAATGTCACGCAGACAAGCAGGGGAGTTTGTTACTAAGTTTGGGTTAGATGCGTTCTATGAAGTGTGTGCGTTTGTGCGTGATAAGTCGATTGATGAAGATTGGTTTGTGCGTATCTTGTCAGACTTTGCATATGCTCGTGAGTCTTTCCCATGGTTAGTAGATGAAGAGCAAGTAATTAAACGCAGTTATGTTCAATAAGGAGGAGTTATGTATTGGAATCATAGAGTAGTAAAGACAGATACAAATGGTGAAGTGTTCTACGAAATACAAGAGGTTTATTACAACGACAAAGATGAACCTTGTGGATACTGCGATCCATGTGTAGGTGGTGATGATATTGAAGAGATACGCACACAGATACAACGCTTTACTGAGTGCTTATCAAAACCAATACTCGAAGCAAATAAAGATTTTAACGGCAATGTATTTATAGACGACGAAAATGAAGGAGTAGAAGAATATGGATTTGACTAATGCAGAAATGTTTTTATTAGCATGGGCTTTACTTGCTACTTGTATTGCTGTGTGGTTTCACACAAAGTATGGTAAGGCTATGCGTGGTGGTGTAGTGATGTGTGGGATGCTTATTAGCATAGCCAAAAGAGAAGCAACAATAGAAAGACAAGCAGATGGCAAAGTTGTATTTGAGAATGAAGAAACCAAAATGACTTTAGGAGAACTTACAGAATGACAACATTCACAATGCAGGACATCAACCCAATTCCAACAACGAAAGAAGAGGAAGAAGCAATGGATATAGCAATCATGCAACAAGAGGTAAATAAAATTACTGGAGAGAATTCTCTTCAGCAAACCATACAAGGCGTAACTGGTGCTCAATATACCTTGATGGATACATCGCCTGAGTCGCAAGAAGTTGTCAACATCATCAACACAATCTGCACCCAACTGCAGGCTTTATCATCGGTCATCAATAATCTGCGTAAGCAAGCCCAATCCCAACCAACCCAAAGCCTACAAGATACTGTGGAGTTGGTGCTGACGCAAAGCAAATGGTTTAAAGAATTGTTTACAGAAGAGTTTGAGAATCAAGTGGGCGACATGAATAGCACAATTGAAGGAAGAGTTGATGCGTTCTTTAGCCATGCGTTTGATATAAGAGACTATGCAGATGTTGACGGCATAGTAAGCGACAAGGTTGACGATGAGTTGTCAGATATTGTTGAAGAGAAGTTGTCAGATATTGTAGAAGAGAAGTTAGAAGTAATGGTTGCAGAGAAGTTAAGCCGAATGACTATTAGTTTTAATTAAGGAGAATTAATATGAAAGTATTGGTTGCGTTTGAATTTGAAGGTGTTGATGCTGATGGTGAGCAAGCAGATCAAATCATTGAAGAGATCACCGAGGCTTGTGAAACAATGGGCATAGCCTTTGATGCCAGTAGTTGTTATGTTGACGATTGTAAAGATACATGGAAGGAAAGGGAGAATCAAAATGCCTAGCACAATAAGGTATATGCCTTTGTTTCATGGTGAAAACGAATATCTTAGTAACCCACCACCAAGCGACGCAAGTGAAGAAGATCTTGCGTTTTACGAAAGCGAATGGGCAAAACTAAAAGAGCAATGCCCACACTCGATTGAATTTACAGACAACATATATAACAACAATGAATATGGGGAAATTCCTATATGGGTTGATGTATGTATACAGGATGAAGGAGTGTTGCCTTTCAAAATGGCTAAAGGGTTGTTAACTTCTTATGATGGTGCAGAAGCAATACTGTTTAGTAAGTTTTATGATTTTTCAATTAACAAATTTCGAGTTTCACATTCACGAATGCATGTAACAAAGTATGGGGCATCACTAGAAATATTTGGCAAAGATAACGAGCAAGTAGAAGTAGATATAACCCCGCAGTTTAACAAAGCAATAGGAGAATAAATAGTATGAGAACATACCAAGAGATTGACACGCTGTTTAAAGAAACACGAAAGCCACCACGCAGTAAAAAGTATAACGAGAATCAAAGACCACTACGCAGAGTTACTGAGAGTCACTTGATGTTAGAGAAAGACGACGCTAAGTATCATGTAAAAATCAATGGCACATCAATCGCTGTGTTTCACCCAACAAATAGCGTAGATGAGTGGGCAGTTGACCTGAAAGGTTTGTATAGCACTTACGACATACATTTAATGCGTCAGTTAACAGGCTTTCACAATCATCAACTCTTTGTGACAAGCCTAAACCAAGAAGTGATAGTCCCGCTTAACCCATTCTATTATGCACAAGGCAAACCCTGTTCAGCATCGCTAGTGTTCGATAGGAATAACAAACTTGTTGTTGAGAAGTCATGGCACGCAGATGTATATTCACGCCGTGCAAGCGAAGACGACAAGGCTAAGCGTAAAGAAATCAAAGACAGACTTGATGCGTATGTCACGCTTCAGATGTTCAAACTACCTATGCTTATACAAAACGCCAAAGTATCATCGTCTTTAGGTCAACCTTTTGCGGAGTTCCCAAAGCAAGGCACACAACAAGTAGTAGCAATGGGGATATACGGTAACAATATAGACAACGCAGAGTTTATGCAGGCGTTCGATACTATGGCGCAAGCAACCTTTGATATGTTGGCTAGCAAGAAAGTGTATAACGATAACAGCATGGGCAGTCTGTTTGCGTTAACGCAAGGGTGGAGGAGGTCAAACCCAGCCCTTATTTCTGATGCTAAAGAAAAGATACAGGACATTGTTAACTCAATCACCCCTGACGAACTTAAGACTAGTCTAGTCAACAGGATCTTGACCTTGAGTGGTATCAGTAAAGGCTCGGACTTCGTGCCACTAGGAACATTCCCCAACAAGTTGCCAAATAGATATTACTGGCAGAGTAAGGATTAACCATTAGAAAGGAGGTATGTGTTGTAATTTATATAAACCATGTTATTATTTAATCTATAAACCATAAATAAACGAAAGAGAATTATGAAACTATTAAATCATATGCAATGTGTTAATGCAGTAAAACAGTATGGTAGCAAACGCACAATCATTATTCAGGGTGAGAACGGCGTAGGTAAGACTGGTATTTTCCACGAGTTAGCAGTTGACCCCGATTTCTCTAACCATGTGGCAGTTAAGTTAGATTGCACGCAGATGAGTGATGGTTCTGTGTGGATGCCTGACATTGATAGAGATGCGGGCATTAGTCGTGAGTTACCTAATGAGCGGTTCGGTGTTAGCAAGGCTAATCAAAAGGGTATCAACGGAGCACGCCCGTCGCTAGTATTCTTAGACGAGATTGCCAAGGCAAAGCAATACATTAAAGATGTTCTCGCACCTATCGTATACGAGCGTCGTGTTGGTAACTACGAAATGGCAGAGGGTAGCATCGTGTTCTGTGCAACTAATCTCTCAACAGAGGGGCTAGGTGATTCTATTCAGGCGCACTTGCGTAATCGCTTGGTGTTCTTGACTATGCGTAAACCTAGACAGGAAGAGTGGCGTAGATGGGGTAACGATAATGGTATTGACCCTATCGTATTGGCTTGCACCGATCAAAACCCACAATGGTTCGACAGTTTCCTTGACTATGAGATAGGCGGTAAGTATGCAGGCAAAGATCAAGGCAAGGACAATGACGCAATCTTTAATCCACGCTTATCTCAGTTAGCCTACATATCCCCTCGTTCATTACATGCGGCGAGCGACATCATCAAAGAACGCAACACACTAGACGCAGACACTCTCGAGGCTAGTTTGGAAGGCACTATTGGTCGTGTGGGTTCAGAGATTATGAGTGCGTTCATTCGGTTCGGTGATGAGACCCCCTTGTTTGAGGAGATTGTTAAATCACCAAGCAGTTGCCGTATCCCAACCAATCCAGTAGCACAAATCATTACTGTTCTTAAGTGTGTTACCCAAACAAGCAGTCGTGATGAGGCTGAGGCTTGCACCGAGTATGTGTTGCGCAATCGCAAAGAGTTGCAGTCTATGTTTGCCCATAACATTTCGGAATCAACCCGATCACATTTGTTTGTAACTGTTACACCCTTTCAGACTTTAATGAAAGACAACGCAATTTACTTTGCGACTAAATAAGGAGGAAGTATGAGTGAATTAGAAAAGCAGTTGTTGGTTTGCTTGATGGAACTACTTTACCAAGTAGATGAGGATTGCCCACAGGAGTATCGAACAAAGCATTTGAAAGATGCTATGCAAGACGCTCACGATTTAATTTTGGAAGAGCAATTAAAAATGGGGAGGTTAGCAACATGAGTAAAACATGGGAACGCTTGTCAGCGTATGACAAAGTTGTTGCAGTTCATGTAGACATTAGCAATAGCCCTCTATTTGCGGGACTATCAGGTGTAGTCTATGTGGGCGATGTTAAGTTTTTAGACGAGATCGAAACGGCAGGCACTAATGGGCGTGATGTAGTTTACTCCCCCAAGTTTGTCGATAGCCTATCTCGTAAGCAGTTGCGGTTTGTAGCAATACACGAGGCTATGCATAAGGCATTTCAACATTGCACAGCGTATCCTGCACTAGTTAAAAAGTATCCACAGTTAAGCAACATCGCTATGGACTTCGTAGTTAATGCAACGATTCGTGAGATCGACCCTAACTTTACCTTTGTCGAGTTCACCACCACGCCCCCACCCCTGCTTGATGATAAGTATGAGGGTTGGTCATTCATCGAGGTGTTAAAGGACTTACTCAAGAACGCCAAGATAGTGCAAGTTAGTGGTGATGAAGGTGAAGGTAAAGGGAGTGGTATTGAGATTGAAGGTATCGGTAAGCCCCTTGATTCACATGAGTTTGGTTCAATAGGCGATGAACAAGCAGTCAAGACAAACGAACGAGAGATGGACGATGCGATACGCCAAGGCAAAGCGCTTGCCGACAAGTTAGCAGGCAGGCAGTCTATGGGTAGCCCATTAGATCGTGCTACACAAAAGCGTGACACTAACTGGGTCGAGCATATGCGTGACTGGATTACTACGCTATGTGAGGGTGATGAGTATAGTCGCTTTGCCCCACCTAACAAACGCTTATTGCCCCTTGGTGTTGTCATGCCCTCTCACTTCTCAGAGGCAACAGGCGAGTTGATTATTAACTGTGATACATCGGGTTCTATGAGTAGTGTATACCCTATTATCTTTGGTGAGATCGCTCGTATCTGTGAGAATGTTAAGCCTGATTCAGTTCGCATCATTTGGTGGGACTCCGCAGTATGTGGCGAGCAGTTGTTCAAGCCACACGAGTATGACAAAATCGCTACCTTGCTCAAGCCTGCGGGTGGGGGTGGGACTTCTCCAGTATGTGCTGTGGAATACATAGCAAGTAAGCAATACAAGCCCAAGGGTGTCGTATGGTTAACCGATGGGTATCTCGATGGCTCGGCTACTGATACAGGCTTCCCTGCATTGTGGGGTGTAGTTGATAACGACCACTTTGTTCCTACAAATGGTAAAGCAGTTCATATTTATTCAAACTAAACGAAAGGAAATATATGTCTAGATATAACATAGACACTTGTGCATTATTAGTAGAACTTAATGTATCTCAATGGACGGCTAGGAAACTAGACCGCTCTACTACCGAACAACTTGTGAAAGACAAGCACGCCCAAGATAAGGGTGCGGCGAGGGTAAACAAACACTTGCTGGCGGGTCGTAGTGAGCTTGAGGTTATTACACAATATGTTACAGAGATTCGTGGTTACATATACGACAACACATTGCCGTGGAGTGATTCGGGTATCCGCTTATTGCCTAGCACTAAGTTCATGGAGTTTAATAGCAAGATGAAAGAATGCGAAGATAAGTTCTACGAACTTGTTAAAGAGTTTGTTGATGTATACCCATCGCTGATTACGGCGCAGGCTATGGCTTTAGGTGATATGTTTAACCGCATGGATTACCCCGCACCTGACGACATCGAGCATCGCTTTAGATTTATTACAAACTATATGCCTGTGCCTGCATCGGGTGACTTTAGGGTTGATGTAGGTAATGAAGCCCAAAAGGAATTGCAAACTAAATTACAACAGTTAGCAGACGAGCGTGTAGAGAACGCCATGAGTGATATTAGGGCTAGAGTAATAGAGCAGTTACGGCGTATGTCTGACAGGCTGACTGTCGATATAGTTGCAGGGGAGGCTAAGCCTCGTAAGTTCCACGACTCGTTGCTAGAAAATGCCCATGAGTTATGTGACATAGCGCAGTCATTAAACTTAACTAACGACCAACAACTTGAGCAAGCACGAGTAGCCCTCAAGAAAATTATAAGCGGGCTTGATGTCAAGGACTTGCGTAGGGATATGCCTACTCGCCAAGATGTTAAGAAGCAAGTTGATGGTATTCTTAGCAAATTTACTTTTTAAGGAGGGGTTGTGAACGCATTTGAAACTAACTCTATTCGAGAGAAATACCGACTCTCGTGGGATGAAGAATACATTATCGGTATGGTAAATAACTTTGGTAACATCAACACTATGTCAATACTAGATGAAGCAGATAAAGTTATGTCGCCTGCTACTGCGCATAAGTGGCTAACCTCAGCACACAAAAAGAAACTATTGTTGCGTAAAAGAACAGAAGACAAACGGTCATCAGTATTCTATGTGTCTGAAAAAGGCAAAAAGATTTTAAGGGAGATCGGCGATGCCTATGTCGGAAATTGAAATCCTTGCCTTGATGAGAGAAAACGCCGCACTAAGAACTCTTGAATCCGAAGTTATATTGGCGCTTAAAGCAAACGCCGTTCAAGATAGGGAAATGCTGTCTAACCAAATCAATAACATATTGGCTTGTCTGCAACGCGTTGATGAAATTAGGAGGAAGAATGACGCCCGAAGCGAAAGTGAAGAAGAAAGTAGTTGATGTCCTCAAATCTAATGGCGCTTATTATTTTTATCCTGTTACTGGTGGTTATGGGCGTAGCGGGGTTCCTGATATTATCTGTTGCTACCATGGGGTATTTATTGGTATCGAGTGTAAGGCGGGTTCTAATAAGCCTACGCCTTTGCAAGAAGCCGAAATGCGAAAAATAAGGGATGCAGGGGGTATAACACTTGTAGTAAACGAAACAAACATTAACGAGGTGGATACCTTACTGAAAGGAATTGAATGACTGCATACTTAAATGAAGACCAAGCGTATGAGAAAGTTAAAGATGCGCTTGATCTATGTAGAGAAGAAAACTCGCAACACTCAGCAGTTGTTGTGCTTGTTCACAACGAGAAAAATACTGTGAGAGTGTATGGGCTTAACATGGATGAGTCTGACGTGCCGTTGCTTTTAATGGAGGCAGCCGCTGAAGTTGGTGAGACTGTCGCAGAAAAATTAAGAAACAGAACTTTAAACTAAGGAGTATTACAAATGAAAACAAAAATGGAAGCACACAAAGGTTTTAATTTATACCAACCAAAGAAAGATGAATTTAAAATCGCACAATCTAAAACACCACCACCAATAACGGTGTATGTGCCTGAACCACATCCATTTGCCAAACGCATGGAAGAAAACAAGAAGATCCGCAGTCTATGGACAGGAGGAAGGGCATGAATGTTCCATACAATACAGGCAAAGTAAAGATTGGTAGTAACTACCATCCAAGAAAGATCAACTATGAAAAAGACCCCGACATGCTACTTTTGCAATACGCGTTGATAGGAAACACTAAAGCAGATAAAAGAAACAGATTATTTTGGGTTATTTACGCAGTTGTTTTATTTTCTTCTGTTGTCGGTGTATACGTACTTAATTGAAGGAACAAGAGAAATGAAACACTTTGACATAGAACTATTTGTAAAAGACCTTGACACGCTATTTAACGATATGCAAGACAAGGCAATTGCTGGTTCAGAAAATGTGGCTACCGCATCTTGGGTTATAAAAAATCAAGCAGAGGAAATAGAATATTGGAAAGAGATGTTTAGCAAATCTATGGAAGCACAAGAAACAAAGCCAGCAAAGTACACAGACGCTTGGTGGAAAGAAGTTGCGGAATTTAATAAACAGCTAAAGGAACAAGAGAAATGAACTTAAAAATAACTCACAATCGAACTGCTAAATGGGCAAATGAGGCTTGGTTAATTTCTGATGAGCCGTCATATCATTGGGAAAACAAAACGCATTACTCCCCTATTTTTTTAAATTTATCAGATGCATTAGTATGGGTAACAAAATATGACGAAGAAAAGGCGCAAGAGAAATGAGTTACATCATTAAAGATGAGAATGGCGAAACCATGCGAGTAGTAGGTCGTCAGGAAGAAGCCCAAGCTATATGCGCACTACGCAAGGGTTGGACATTTAAATGCGTGCGTAAACCTAAAGTAACACCAATTTTTGAGGAGGCATTATTTTGAAGATCGAAGTAAAAATTATTGAGGAGAATGAAGATGGTTCAGCCAACGCTGAAGTTGTTTTTGACAAACAAGGGCTTGAAGTCCTCGTCCAATGGGGTATGGTCAGTTTGCTTACCAAAGCAATTGATGAGTACCGAGTTAAACCCAAAAAAACTGACGGCTCTATTTCAGTCATTAAAAAAATAAAGAAAGCAAAGAAAAGTGAAAAAAGAAAAAAAGCTCCCTACCCAATTTGATATTACGCAAGAAGAAATTGCAAAGCATTTAGGTGGTACTCGTCAAGATATAGCCAATGTAGAGAAGAAAGCCTTAGAAAAAGCTAGAAAGATATTAGCCGAAAAAGGTATTTCCGTAGAAGATTTTTTCAAAGACAACGGACGGCTCTAATGAATGCACCATTCAACAAAGTAATTGTTGTTGATTTTGAAACACGTTGGGATAAAAGAGAATACACACTATCTAAGTTAACCACCGAGGAGTATATAAGAGACCCAAGGTTTAAAGCCTTTGGATTGGGGTGGAAAGAATTGAATAGTGATAAGCCTGCAGAATGGGTTACACAGGAAGATATACCTAGTTTTATTAGCCAATTTGATTGGAGTCAGACGGCGGTGCTAGCGCATAATGCCCAGTTTGATATAGCCATTCTATCTTGGATATATGGTATTAAGCCTGCGTTTATCTTTGACTCACTATCAATGGCTCGTGCCCTGCGTGGTGTAGAAGTAGGCAACAGCCTAGCAGTATTGGCTCAGCATTATGGCTTACCACCAAAAGGAGAGGCAGTTAACAGTAGTGATGGCTTAGAGTATTTATCCTATGACATTGAGCAAGAACTTGCACAGTATTGTCTGCATGATGTGTTCTTATGCGAGGCAGTATTTAACAGGCTTAATGAAGAAGTTGCAGGGGGTTACCCAAAGAAAGAACTGAGGCTAATAGACATGACTATAAAAATGTTTATTAACCCTGTATTAGAACTAGATAAGGAGATGCTAAGTGAGGCAATACAGGAGGAACGTACAAAGAGGGAAGCGCTTCTTGAAAAAATTGGAATTGATGAAAAGGCGCTCGCTAGTAACGATCAATTTGCTGAGATTCTTGGAAAGTTGGGTGTCAATTCGCCAAGAAAAATTAGCAAAACGACTGGCAAAGAAGCTTGGGCGTTTGCCAAGAATGATGCTTTGTTCCAAGCGCTACTTAATTCAGATAATGAAGATGTTTCCCTCCTCTGTGAGGCTAGGCTCAAAGTTAAATCTACGCTTGAACGAACACGAGCGCAACGTTTTCTCGA